GTTGAGTGATGTTATTTAGTTGCTGCAATGCAAGCAGCAAACGCTCTTTCTCATTCATCAATAACGCTCAGGGAGTTTATCATATTGCCATTTTTGGGCAATTTCATCTGCGAAGTCAACGTCACGGTGACCCATCATAAGAGATTTAAGATCAACCGCACGATCCATTTGCTTTTTGTGATAATCTATCACATCCTGCACACAAGATAGAATCTCTTCATACGCTCGTCGTGCATCGACTTTATCATCTTGGAGGTAATCATCGATGCAATCTTGCATACGATCTTTGCGTTGGACTTCATACTCTTTCTGCCAGTCATGTTGAATAATAGGGCGTCCTTCAATAGTCATTAGTTGAATTCCTCATTACGGCAACGATCAAGATATTCTAGCACTTGGGAGCGCCATTCCATCAACTCATGGTAACATTTTTGATTGTGAGCACATTGGCGCAGTGCTGGGTCTGGTTTGAGAACACTCTCATAAAACAGACCAAGGGCATCGCGGCGTTTCTCGTGCTTGCTGTTGTCCATGGTTGTCTTTCGAACTAAGGTTAGTATAGCATGAGGTTTTGCGTTCAATCCCGAAGATAATCTTAAGATCACGCAAGACCTATAGTATATACTACAAAACAGTAAAAAATGGGGTCAAAAGACCCCAATCTTAACATTAACAAAAGGATTTAATAGAATTCTTAATAGCACGTTGTTCCCGTGCTTCTTCGAGATCGATAAAATCCAACTGCCAACTACGGAAGTATGTACGCCAGTTTTTAGGCATCTTTTCATAGACAATACCAGCAATATACTGGTCAATCATGAGAAGATTAAATCCTTCCATTTCTTGGGAATCAACACTACCATTGAGACCACGAACTCTAACATAATTAGAGTCTTTATTAGACCACTCAGAAATAAAACGAGAGCAGCAATCAGCGTTATCTACAGTAAGATCAATCGCCATGTTAGAAACACGAATCATAAACTCTTTGAGTTTAATAAGATTCTCTTCTTTCTCTTTGTGTTTAAGATAAGACATAAGAGCAGCAGTAGTGTATGCTGCTTGCCAACTAAACTTACTGTGCTTACGACTCTGGAAAGCAGGATCATTGAAGATATTCTCTTGAACCCACAGAATAGACTCCTGAAGTTCAATCACGCGAGGAAGAATCTCCATATTGTTCGTAGTCCTAGCACGAACAAATCTATCAGGCCAACATCCAGAGGATGCATACTCAACAGGAACTACTTTACGAAGTTCGGAATGAGTGATATACTGACCTTTGTGAGCAAATACATTACGATAAGCACCATCTAGACGATCACATGCTTTCTCTGCATCAGTAGGTGCATCGTACATAGAGTAGATGCGACGAACTTCATCAATAGAGTTTACAACAAGATAGGATACATGAACCTCTTCGGGTTGACCATCAAGGCAAATACCCATCTCCCAAGATAGGTCACGAGTATGACCATCTGTTTTGAACTTGGTGCCTTTCTTGTATTCGATACCACTATAGGGATCGACACAATCACATCCAAGGATGACACCTTTTACTTCAAGGTGATCTGGTTGCAGGTGAGAGAACTTTGCTTGATTTACTTTAGAAGCAGCGCGACGTTTATGATCACGCTGAATGGGACAAGTATTCCATTCTTCACGCCATTCACGGAGACTAATCCACTCGTAAAAATAACGAAGGTTGTCCCCAATAGGGATAAATTCAGTAGACACTGGTAAATTGCGACGTTTACTTAGACATTCTAACAACTTTTAGGGAGGTTGTCAATCTCCATCGTCTACCCGATCTACGGATGCAATGTCGCAGACAGGCACCTCATGCTCATTACCAATACGATACCAATGCATCATATAACCATGAAGTTCTGGATGTGCTTGGTATTCTTCTGTGTATTCAAATTCACCCAGATACTTAATCTCACTGTCTGGGATATTGTGATCACGGAGCATCGCTTGCAGTTGCAGGTGCGTCAATTCATATTGTGTGGGGACTTTCATGCTGTTTCACAAACGCCCTGCTACCATAGCACAGGTGTCAACCCTCTGTCAAGCAGGTGGTGCAGCGTCTTTGTTTTCGTAGGGGACTTGACCATCTGGACATACTACCATAACATGGATCCAATGGTCAAGGTCAGGGCAGAGAGATGGTTGTGGGAACCACTCGAACCCAGCATCTACTGCCTTGTTCTTTCCACCAAACTGATAGAATACATGGTCATGTGCAAAGATCTCATCAATCTCTGCTTCTGGAATGAAATCAACATACCATTCCTTTACTGCTGCTTTCTTCTCATCTGTGAGTGTGTGATACTTACAATTATCAATGATGAGAACATACTTACCACTAGCAGCAGAGTGTGCCGCTGCTAGTTGGTTGATTGTCATAGGATTTAATGATACTAGTGCCATCAGATGTCTCCGTCTTCAATTGCAGTAAGTAGAGTGTCAAGAATATCATCAGGTGCAGAATATGGATCGCGTAGAAACTTAACGCCCATAGTCTCAATCCCTGTTGCAGATAGAGAAATAGTCATATATGCTACCATTCTCTTCACATACTTACGATATGCAGTTTGTGTCAATACAAATCTGTGTTCATCCGTAGATAAGTATTCTTCTTCAGTTGTCATTCTCTTGAAATAATCAGGAGAGACAGGGAACTTACATTGCATTGGTTCTCTACCATTGTTAAGTTCGGGTAGATTGCGTAGTTCTGTTCTATATGTCACCCACTGTGCTTTCTCTGTATCAGTTAGAGCAGCATCAGGGAGTTGACTCCAATCACTGTCATCAAGCAAGAAATTACGAATCAATCGAACTTTATTCCAATTGATAACGTTGTTCTTAACATATTCAGATTTAATTAAACTATCAAGATCAAAGTCTTGCTTCTCTTTAAACTGTAAGAACTGATCATATAATTTTGTATAGAGTTCGGTAATCTCTGCAGTAGAGAACTCTTCAAGATCAAACTCATAAGATTCCCAAACATATTCACCTGTCTTGGCATTCTTACGATACTTATTCTTAGTCATGAAAGCATCACCATCTTGGAAATAGGCAAATGTTTCCAATCTATCCCTGTCACTATCCCAGATAGGATAGATGATGGGAAGGATCTTCAATGTCCATTCATCATTAGGGAATACCTTTGTAATGTTATTTGCCATGATGCTCTTATCTAGAGCATTCACGTACAATTTCACATTTCTATTTGCATGTGCCATATTACTTAGATTTGTGAGCCCATCCTGTCAAAATGTATTTATCATGTGTAAACACCGTGTTGCCACGATGTACATGAGTCATGCCTGCTGGGAATATACAAATTCTTCCCTTCTTCGGTTTAATTCTTCTCTTTTGATACAGAAACTCAGTCTCTGCTTCACCATCAGGAAGATCATTTAAATATACTGTCCAAACAAGTTCACGAGATGCTGATTCATAACTCATGTTCTCATAATGCCAGACATGATACCCACCACCAGGCGGGGTGATCTGACACTTAATAATGTAAGAAAATAAGTTTACTTGTTTTAAATGCGAATACTCTTCACAATAGTGTGACAAACAACATGTCAAATACTCATTAACTTTATTACACAGTTCTGTATCATAGTCTGTTAAGAATACTTGAGTATCATGCCTGCCCGTCTTGCCTTTGTTGGTAAACTGTTTATTACCAGCGCCAACTAACTGAGAGTTGCCAGCGTGCTGTTCGACAATCTTATTTGCAAAATCAATAATATTGTCACATAATTGTGGGGGGAAGAAATTGTCCCAGACTCCAATAAAGTCTTGGAAATCACCATTCATTTTCTCCACGGGAAATAACAAATCTTTTTGTTCCATTAAGTTGATTTAATAATATATTTACACCTGTGATACTTAGTTACCAACGGTACATATGTGGTAATTTCAGATAATGCTGTGGTAGAAATTGGTGTAGATGATGTCATAGTAAATACACCATCTGTAATTGCAATACCACTCTTGGATGCGGGGACATTTCTTCTTACCACATCAATACCAACATCAGGACCAGTGCCACCAGCATTACCAGGAATAACGGCATTTGCAGTTGGAACAAATACCTGACCAGTAGATTGTGCATAGAACAATGTTAGTCCTGCAAAACCATAGTTATCACCTGTTGCACTAGCATTATCTCCACCTGTTGGTCTGGTCTGCTTGATATACAATGTAACATCGTTATTTCTAGCAGGAGAGTTGTCAGCAAGAGTTACTTCAGTTTGTACCCAACCTTGTGCTGGTGTTGCGGCAGCATATGCAGTATCTAAAATACTCTGTGCATTGCTAGTGCCTACACTATAGTATACAGCAAGATCCTCTTCTGGTACATCACCACCATTTAATCCACTGCCTTTATTGATAAGGAATTGTAGTTTTTCAACATCAGCAAGATCTAATGGTCCAAGTTTCAGTTCACGATCACCAGCACCAGTAAATTTAATATACTTTGTTACTTTACCGTCAAATGATGGTGCTCCAGTTCCTGCTGGGATTGCAAATCCACCACTTGCTCCACTGCCAGTGCCAGGACTGAATACATCAACATCATCACTGGAAGATTGTGTGATATTACCCTGAGATGGTGCTCCTTCAGGTACACCAGCAGCATTACACAAGTAGAATCTGGTATTAGGTACAGTCGGTTGACCTTCGAAGTCAGTTCCTTCTTCTTGCCCATAATATTGAATTTGAATACTTCCTTTTGTACCAGCAGCAGGAGTAGAACCACCACAACCATTTGCACCGCAATCCGCACCATTTGATGGACCTTGCAAAACGTATGCAACAGGTTGTTGAATCTGTCCGAAGGAAATAACAAGTCTACCTCCTTCTCCACCACCGCCACCTTTAGGAGACTCAGCAGCAATCTGATATGTTACCTGAACAGAAACATAACCACCAGATCCTGCAGGAGATCCAAGATTATTAGCGGATGCAGAAGATATAAAGTTAGTTCTATATGCGGATGAACCACGAGATCCACCAGAACCACCGCCGTTACCATTGTGACCAGCACCAGCAGATCCACCAGTACCACCTTGAGCAGATTGGTTTGTGCCTGCGCCAGCGCCACCACCGCCGCCACCACCTGACGTACAACCAGAAGATGTGCCGTTAGCTCCATTCTCAAAGTCCATTGCGCCAGTAATGGCAAGCAACTGGTCAGTAGTTCCAGCAATGCCATTAGCACCACCGTAGCAACCATCGGTAGTTCCACCACCGTTGTAACCACCACCTGATCCACCACCGCCGCCACCGCCGCCAGCGCCCATAAATGCGTTACCAGAGGCATAAACACCAGTTACGCCACCGCCAGCGCCACCTGTGCCACCATTACCCCATGCACCTTGACCACCAGCTCCACCAGTTGCAGCACCAACACCACCGTTGCTGGCACCACCTGGTTCAGATCCAGTACCTTGGTTACCAGATTTATTATTAAATCCATTTTGTCCTGCTGCACCAATAACCCAATCAAGGCTATTAGCACCGTTACCAGACATGACACAGGTTAATTTCTTACCCCTACCACCAATACCACCAACAGCACCAGATCTACCGCTAACAGGATAATTACTCCAACCACCACTACATCCAGAGTTAGCATTTGGTGGACCCGATCCACCGCCACCACCAGAGGCAACAATTGTAACTGTTCTTCCTACTTGGTTTGCTACGTTAGGAATTTGATAGTTTGTTTGGTTTGATGTGTAAACAACAGGATCTTCTGTAACAGTAGAAGCATTAATCGATGTACCACCAGCGCCACCAGAACCAGGAATACCTTGAATGCTACCACCAGCGCCACCATCGTTACCGTTCTGTCCGTCACTACCATCAGTGGCTTGGAATACAATTCTAGGATCATCAACTAGATCAGCAGGTACTAATACAGTTCCACCAGCACCACCAGCACCACCAGAATCTCCAGAGCTACCACCTTCACCACCATATGCATAGAATGTTCTTGGTGTTCCATCGATTTCAATAGTAATAGCAGCATAACCACCATCACTTGCACTATTAGTACCTGATCCACCGCCACCACCAGAACCACGCATCAAAACGTCAATTCTGACAGTTTCGCCAACAGTATTTGCATCTGGAAGTGGTACAATACCAGAGTCTGGATTAGTACCATCACCAATAAGAGTATCAGATAACAAAATGCCAGCACCTGGTAGTGTAATTACATTTGTTTTACCACCAATAACCGTCTGATCATCAACCACATACATTCTAGGTTGTGGTGTAGTATCCACCTCGTCATAATAACCATCTGCCAACTTAACAATAACAGGACCAGTTGCTGGTGTTGTTGATGGGGCAGTTTCTGGAATATAATTAAAATTACTTACGCCAAGACCAGTTGCTTCTACACTGAAAATACCATTATACTCTGTTTGATCAGCACCAGAGACAGAGACAACATCACCAGCAGATAGTCCATGAGATGTTGTTGTGTCAACTGTAACATATCCAGAGTTTGAATCATATTGAAGAGGACCAGCTAATCCAAGTGGTGGAGTTGCAGTAATTTTATAACTGATAGTACCATCACCATTATCAATAAAGTCACCAATTCCGTCAATGTTACCAAACGTGGCAAGACTACCACTAGAAAGAGGAGCACCAATCAAACCATGTGAGTGCTCAAGTTGTAGGGTGTTTGGTGTATTTGGTTCAAAACTAATAACACTAGCTCTGTTAGTTCTATAACATGCAGCAAATTCATCAACGGGAATTGATCCTCTTTCAACAATAGTTGACTCACTTGCTTCAGATGTTAAAATTTTGTGGAAATGTGTTGGTGGTTTGTTAAGAGGAACGTCACCAAGAGGTCCAACAGTATAGTTAACACTACCAGAAAGGTAAGCAGATACAGTAGCAGTAATATTTGAGTATCCACTAGTTGTAACATCACCGATGGTATAAAATACACCAGGAGTTTGAATCTCATCTTTAGATACAAACCACTGTCCACCAGTTTGTCCAACAAAATTATTTAATGCATCCTCAACAACTGGAGACCCAATACCATCTACAGCACCGTAACCAACAACTTTTCTATCTCTTAAGTCTGGTACTGCAAACGTACCAACTTGATAAGGTGTATCACTTAAGTTAAAAGTTTTTGTAATTCTAAGACGTGGTTGTGATAATATTGTTTGGAAAGCAAAATCAATCGTCATTAACGTTTGATCTGCTGCAGTAGGATCAAACGGAGATTGATCTGTACCTAGTTCAACACGATAAAGGAAATGAGATGGATCATACTGCCCATTCAATCCAGTTTTCATGTCTTGTGTTGGTTCTTTCAATCTATAAAGAGTGAAAGGTTTCATTGTTTTGTTGTCGATCAAGCGACCCATGCCAACAAAACAACGAGCACTAAACAACATTGAAACAGGAGACTGAATAGAATCTCCAGCATAATATCCACTATAGAATGTAGATACTGGTGGTGTTTGTTCATCTTGAATGAACAAAGTTGCTTTGGTAGGATCAGTGTTATCTAGAGCACTAACAACGAATGTACTTTCTAACCATTCGGTTGTAGTTTCATCTACACCCAGACCATACAATGTAACCCAATCACCAACAGCAAAACCATGCGCTACTTGTGTCTGAATATTTAAATTTTCTACAGTATTATCATTAGCAAACACAAAATCAATTTGTGTTAACGTTACTTGCTTATCTACATCAATGATAAAACTAGAATCATATGGAAAAGGAAATTTAAATGTAGAGTTTACTGTTTGATCTGGAGAAAATACAAAGAACCAATCATCATTATACCATAAAGTTCTTTGCAGTCCACCATATTCAGCATATGTTGTTCTTGAGAATGAAGAGGATCCACCATAGTTATTTCTTACAGCTGCATATAACTGTGGATAATCTCTAATAAGATATTCAGAACCATCGCAATACAAATAATCCTGATAAGAATACTCAGGACTTTGATTGTCACTAGAATATGCCTTATCTGCCAAGACAGGTAGAATCGATCCGATAGGTGCATAGTGACCACCCTTATCGGAATAGTAATTAGCTAAGTTACCTCTGTATGTCGGCATTATACTTTAATGAGAAACTCTTGAACAATGTAAGGCTGAATATAGGCATCATATTTTTTAGACTCATTCACATCAATTCGTATTCTAGATGATAGTTCATCAGAAGGAACAAATGTTGGTGTTGTTGTAACCACATATGTATGTGGTTCTTGAGTCAATGGCAACTCATGTTTATGTATTCCTTCATTACCAAATTCAACTGTGTCTTGAATAATGTTTGATACACCAGCATAAACTTCAACATCAGAGTCAACACTTGCATCAAATGGTAACTCAGGAAAATTGTAGTTTGCTGGTAGAACAACATTATCAAAATCATATGCTGGTGGACCACCAACAGCACATCCAGGAACACCTAAAACATAGACTGTTGGAACACACTCAGTAAAGAATGTACCAGAATATGTAACACTTCCACAGGTTGATTGTTGCACACCACCTTTAGCACCAAATCCACAACTGGTGCTACCAGCAGAGATAGGAAAATCACACCCTTGTGCAACACTACAGTTACCTGGAATCAAACATCTGTTAGATGGCGATACGTTGAAAGTACAACCAGAAAAACATGCTGCGTAACCTTCTACGTTACAACCATTGTAGTTTTTAACATTAGTTCCTCCACCAGTAGCAACACGAGATGCTGCAGCACGGCATAGTTCCTGAGTTGTTGCACCAAACCAAGAACAAACCTCGATAGTAGTTCTTTGAAAAGCAAAGTTTCTACAATTTGCCTGTGTCTCAAGACCAGTTGTAGAAGCGTTTGCTCTAACACGGGTTCTAGAACCATCATGGAAGTGAGCATGTGGTTGCATTGCTTGTGCAAGAACCTCAGAAGTTTCTGTGTAACTACCAGTAGACTTAGAAAAACCTGGTTGACCAGGAATTTCCAACACCTGACTAGGGAGGAACATTGATCCTTGGTACAATACCTCATACAATGTACCAACGTTTGTTAATACTTCCAGTCCAACACCAGATTTTTTAATCGTAGCGCCAGCATCATCAACAACTTCAATATCCAAATAAGTACCTAAGTTTGAACCAGTAGATGATCTAATAGACTTAGAACCATAGTCAGGAACCTGAAACTGATTGTCTAACAGCGTTTGCCCTTCTTTTCTGAATCTACAAGAATTTCCAGTACCCAAAACTTCTGCGAGCAAGGGAAACAACTCTGCGGAATAAACAGTTCCATCACACCTCAAGTATCCTTGTGGTAAAACCGATAGTGTAGATGTATCACCAATATCATTAGAGGACAATTGTCTTGCCCATGTAATAACAGTCCCCGTTAAAGTTCCTACTTTTGATTTTTCTTTGTTGTAATATACTGCCATTAGTATGCCCTCATAATCATCATTGTCGTTAACGATGGAGTATTTGGGTTCATCTGCACAGAAAGTGCTGAGTCTACGCTTGTAGCCTGAAGAGTTCCCGTCGTCATATTATTTATGAGGATGTTGGTAGGAAGATTCATCTGACCACGATTCATCGAAATATCAACAGTGAAATGATTATGAGATGCCATCGAGTTTGATGCAAACGAATCAGCATTGTGATTCAAACAAACTGGATATGTTTTTGTTTCATCTTGTCCAATCTCAGCAGCAGTATCTGTAGTATCGTAATGATTTCTAAAACCTTGATAAGTACCACCAAAAGGAAAAGGACCAGTGAATGCGGGTTGTTGTTGACCAGCAATAGCAGTGCCGCCGTCAGCAAATGATGCGGTATTTCCATATGAAGGAATATTTCTAGTCTTTACTACGGGAAGAACAGCAGATGCATTAGTAGTATCTTTAAATCCCTCTAGTGACACCAACGATTGGTTATCTGCGTCATACCATGTAACTCTTCTAATACCACCATTTGTATCATCAAATCTATCAGCATTTGGTTCAGCATCGTTTAGACCAGTATCAGAACCAGTTAACCATTCATTATCTTGAGTTTCAAAGTTTCCTGCTTCAAACACACCAGCATAATAACCAGATAAAGCTGCTGTAGTATATTGATCACCCTCAGGTTGTGAGTGTGAATGAGATGGTGTATGGTCAACACCCAATTTTCTTGGAATAGTTCTGATTGTATCAAAATATGCTGGATCTTCCATATCGATTCCAACAACTTTACCTGCAAGGTCAGCAGCAGGTTCTACTTGGAATAGAATATTCACATACGCTTGAACATTGGTAGGCGGTTCAGCATCTGCACCATTCTCTGTGATATATTCACCAACTTTAAGTAGAGTAGATGGATCTAAGCGTGCTGCTTCGATGTCCATCAAACTTCTACCATTAATGTTTGGTAGATTAAAAATATCAGAATCAGTATAGTTTGGATACTGATTTGAAATGCCAATAAATGGTTGTCCTGGTTCCGCAAAGGGACCATATGTATTGCCAATAATTTGTGCGAGAAGAGGATAATCCACTGCTCGCAACGTTTGTCCCCTGCAAGTAATCCAACCCACAGGGATGTTATCTTCCGAAGCACCTTGTGCCCCGTTGCCTCCCCATGGCATCATAGTGCCGATTGGGGAGGCTTTCTGTGCCTTGATCCTGTTGTAAGATGCCACTTATCAGACCTCCATCAACCACCAACCTTGTACAGAAGCAGGAATACCGATCTGACCATTGCTATCTTCTCCTCCTAGGTAGATTAGAGTGAACGCTGCGTTAGCAGTTTGTACAACTAGTTCTCCAGAGGGGTAAGGTGTAATTCTGCCACCAAGTAAAGTGCCAGTGCTATCACCTTGGATTGGAGTTCCAGAAGTTTCTGGAGTTCTTAAAACTAGGCTTGTATTATAATTTAGGTTACCACCAACATCAACAATTCTGACTGTATCACCAGTTCTAGCACCATCAGGTAGTGTTACAATTAGTGTGGTAGCAGAAGTTGTGTTAACCATATAGATCACGTTTGGTGTGAGGAACAGATCCGCTTCATCACTTGCAGAAGAAATGTAACGGGTATGTCTACCACCAGATGCTGTGTAGTAGTTGGTGAATCCAAATGCATTAATCGAGCGATCTTGCTTAATTGTAAACTCAGAAGCACCATCTTCACCTAGGTTACCGACCTTGAAGTTTTCAATGTTTGGAGAACCTAGTGTACCAACAGCAGGTGTTGCACCTGTAATCGTTAGAGTTTGCTTAATCTGTGCATTACCATCACTGTCAACACGGAATGTTGGAACATCAGACTCTGGGTTTAGAATAACTTCTTCTGGAGCAGTGACACCAAACAGGGTGAATGGACCACGACCGATAACCGCAGCATCCCAAGATACAAGACCGATGTGATCGGGGTGACCGTCATCATTGATGACAGAGAACAATCTAGTCTTGTTAACAGAGTCATAGACTTCAATCGAACCACCAGCAAACTTCAGATCGTTTGCAACAGTGAGTGTACCATTTCTGTAAGGAATAGCACCATCTTGCTGTTGCTCGTCATTGATATTTGCATGGTTCTTGCCAAACATGTTGGCAGGAACATGGAACCAATAGTTGTTCCAATCTTCAATGTAGCTAAAGACGCTCGTGTTAGATTGTGTTGGATTATTTGGATTTCTTAGTTTAATCCAGTTAGTGTAGTCTAGTTTTTGCTGGACAATATATCCTTTCTCAAGGATAATAGAACCGATAGGTACTGGAGAACCAGATGTAGGTCTCTGTCTGATCTGAATGTCCTTAATTCTAGACCACTCAGGGTGCTTAAGAACTCTTCTAACAACAGAACCAGTTGGCCAGTTGTAGTAGCTGTTACCAGGACCAGTGCCATCAGTAGTTCCTTCTACGTATCTCTTGGTAATAAATACAGGACTTCCAACGTCAACACCCTGAATATCGGTGATTTGCATGATTTCAAACTCACCAGTACCAGTAGCAGCGGTAGTTGGAGCACCAACCCAAATCAAATCATCGACTTTAAATACACCGTTACCTTCACCAACGCCTTGAACATTTAACTGTCCGACTGTAACGTCAGTTCCACTAGCAACTGCTCCAGTTAATGTAGTGGAGGGACCACCAGCGTTAATCCACTGAGGATCGAACCAGTAAGATTCAGCGATCCAGTTGGTTCTGACATCTTCAATATCAATAG